CTCTAAATCCCTGCATATCCTCAAGAACCTGTGTTTCATCAATTTCCCTATCAAAATAACCAACCATTTTATCAGCCCATTTGATACCAACCATAAAACCAACATCAGTAAGTGAGTCAAAAATATCTGTGGCGGCATTAACCGCGCCCTTGCCAGTCCCAACAACAGCACTGCCTGTAAAATCGTACGCCTTGGTGAAGTATGATTTTTTACGTGCCGCGGAGAAGGCATCAAGTTCTTCTTGATTATCAGCCAAAACCTGATTCTGGAAATCAGAAAAATCTTTATTTTGTGTTAAATCCATTAAATATATCTTTCAAAGTTTCATCAGAATAGGGTGTTTTAATACCTGATTGTTGCGCTTTTTGTTGTTCCTTAATCATCATAGACAACCTATTTTGCCAGTTATCTTGAGTCCAAGGCCCATCGTCTATGGTGCGTTGCACTAGCGTATCCTCACCATTCAAGTGTTGAACAACCCTTAAATTTAATTGATTGCTAGAAAGTATAGAATTAACTTCCGTAAAGTTATCCTTACCCATGGCTATATTTGCCCTTGCGCTGTTAGGTATAGGATCGGCGGATGATGTTTCCCCTCTTAGAATGGACGCAATTTCACCCGCGTTTTTACCCTCTTGGTTCAAAGTTATAATTCTATTTTCTAATTCTTGCACCTTCATCTTATCTTGTGCGATTTGATTTTGTGATGGTCCAGTTCCAGACATAGCATACAGCTGTGCATCCTCCGCCCTTAAATTACCGAAAGGCGCAAACTTGTTAATATATTCGTTTTTATAGCCTTTAATAATTGGGTTAGTGATTATGTCACTTGTTGCCTTAGTAAAGTCCTCAATATATTTCTGTCTAGTGCCTCCGCCAATCATACCGCTTATAAACATTTCATCAACTTTATCAATCCCATCGGGGTCAGCATTAAAAGACATTTCATTTAAAATCATAATAGCTTGCGGGTTATCTGTTCCGTCACCATAAATCGTATCCGTCATACTTTTTTTATGCGTCATAATTTCAGTATATTCAGCACCGTTTTGACGCATAGCATCAAGAGATGATTCCATAATAATATCGAACGTCATGGAATCCGCACCACCTTGTTTAGCATCATACATATCAATTAAATATTGGTTGCTTATTTTCTTAGCTACATCAGAGCGTGCTTTTTCAGAGCGTTCAATCTGTGCCTCTTCAAAATTTATCTTTTGCATAGACGAACTATAAAATTGGCTCATGGTCGTTTGGTCAACAAGAACACCATTACCCTCTAGCTTATTTTTTGCCTCTAAAGGTGTTAATTGGCCTTCCATCACTTTTTTGAAAGCATCATCGGTATAAACACGGTCAATTAACTGCGCCCTTGCCGCGTCACGACCTCCCTGTGTCATATATGCTGTGCTATTTGCCAACATACCATCGATTTTATTCATTAATATCGCGCGTTCTTCTGGTGTTTCAGCAAGAACAATCTTATCACCTGTTCTCTCTAAGAATATTTTTTCGCTAGCCTCTGCCTCTGCAATAGAACGCATTGCGGTTTCTATTTTAATTGAGGCAAATTTACTATTCGCCATTCCCAAGGCCATTTTTGATACGCCGTTTTTTAATTCCGTTGGAACTTCACCTACAGTTTTTGAAATATAACCATCTGTTTGTGCTTTAAATCCATTCGGATTGCGTAAATTTTCAACGTGCGCTCTGTTTATAGAACGCTCTATATCACTCTCAAGTGTGATTGCGTACGTATTTAACGCAGATTCCCTTAAAACCATATCAGCAGTTGTAAATGGGTCTTCATTTAATTCGTTCGGGTCGAAACCTTTTGACATAGCCATTTCTTGTCCAGCTATTGTCATTTCACGTTTCATTTTTTGGTCAAGTTTATCGTTACTATACTCTGCCACTGTATCGAAAAAGTTACCAACACGTCCAAACGCCTCACCCATTGCGCGAGTACCAGACTGCGCCACAACACCCATGCTAGGTGTTTGCGTGACCGAAGTGGAAGTGAATGTTGGGATTGCCTGTACCATTAATCAGTCAGCTTTCTCTCTTGTGTGCGTGTGTATTGATTATAACCTTTTGTTGCCGCATTAGCTACACCACTAACAAAACCAGCCTGTCCAGATTTCTTCGCTTGCTCACCTCTTTGTAACATTTGTACCCTGCTGGTTGTTGAATCTAATTGCGCGTTATTGCTCTCACGTTGTGCTTCTTCCTCGCTAAATGTCGCAATGGATAAATCAGTACCACTACCAAGCTGAACACCACGACCTGCAAAGCTAGCCATTTGGTTGTTTAATATCTCGTTTAATTTAACCTTCCTGTTTGACTCGTCCTGTTGCGCCCTTAACGCTTCCATCTGCGCTTGTTGTTGGTATTGAGCTGATTCAACATTACCTGCATTAAGTGCTTGTATGCCAGAAAACAATGACATACCTGTTCCGAGCGTAGCCATAACTCCACCCAATGTAAGCGCACCACCAGCACCCATAATCCCAGCGGTTGCTGTTGCCGCGGCGGCTGTTCCTGTTGCGGCGGTTGCGACTTTACCTACCAATAATGATGTTAATGGATCCATTATAAAGTCACCTCCATAGCCAGTGACAATATATGCAAGTCAAGTGGCGCACTTTGTGTTACCTCAATATATGGCTGTCTGCTTATTCCTCTACAATACATTCTTTTCCATCCTGTATATTTATCTAGTGGCTGATTTAATGCTACATTACCTATCGTATTTAAAGAAACACGATAATTATTATTTTCTGTCGATACATTAAATCCATTAGTGTTATTAAGATTAAAATTCACGGATAATATTCTTCGCTTCTCACCAATCATTACATTTTTTCCCTGAACTTCTGGGGGTAAAGTACGAACTTTTACTGTGAATTGTAAACCAACTTCTATGCTGGTCTGTAGTGACTCTGTTGTAATCCCACCAGAACTAACAGAGTTTACCAATAACGGATACCCAATTTGTGACCGTACATTAACGGCCTTACCCTCAAGATAATCAATTCCAGTCCACGCAGTCGCGGGCGTTTCTACTGTAATAATTGTCCCTGCATCTGTGTAGTATTCGGGGTCAAACTTTTCTATAAACCGTACAGTATCACCATCAACAATACGCTTAACTAGCACATAAACTTCATCATCAATAATAGCTATATCCTCGTACTCACCATCCGTTTCAAATAACGTCCACGCAAGAAATTCTTGTGACCTCCTTCGATTAAGAACTGCCATTGTGCCATCATCATTAACAAAATAGGAATACTCCCCAGCAAGGGGTGATGACCTTTGTATCGCGCAAGTGACTGGATTTCTTATAAGGTGCGCCGATATAAACGATATATCCTCCGTAATATATGACTGCTCAACATCTAAAAATACATACTCACGTACAATCCCACCGCTTCTATCCACGAATACAGTCGCACCGTCATTATTTATAGGCCTTACTGTTGATGTTCCATGTCTTGTAGATTTTTCAATTCTAATTGTTTTTGGTGTTAATGCACTCGTTAAGGATATAGGTGTAAAAAACTCCCCTCCTGTTGTGAATATCTGCAATGTGCGTGCCGCAAATATATTAACAACTGCGTTTACCTCATCATCGTCAATCGTAACTTCAATTCCATCCGCGTCCAATGATGAACCTAAAGCGAAATCAAAGAACCCAGATATTTTTGAACCCCATATTGTTTGTGGTCTTGACTTACTTCCACCAAACCATAGGCGTTGTTGCCAGAATGTAACCGAACGAGGCCACCCCCTTGTCGAACTCCAAACATCCTCATCTCCAGAACCAAAGTCATAGGTTGGAATACCTGATATGCTTATGTTACCAGCCGTCCATGCTGTATCAGATGTTCGTGTTATTCGTATTGGTGGAAGATCTGGGTGAACAAGAATAAGAGTATCCGCAGATTGCGTAAAATTCATCGCCTTAATAATAGGTAGTGTTAAAGTCGATATTGGGGATGAAGTAATAGTCGCTTGCAGTACGCCATCCTTATAAACCTTAAATTCACCAGCTGTAAAAACTAATAAATATGTCTGCTCAACATTAAATTGAAAGCCAATTAAGCGTGCCTGTGCATCGCCTGTTGTGTTTGTGATGTACTTTGTTCCCTCGCGCTTTACAACCCCGCCTAGGGGTGACACACGCACGTTACGTAACGCTTGACCGCCGTTAAAATAAATATCTCTATCTATTCTACCGTAAACAAAAGGCGTAACTTCACCGCTTGCAAAACTTACCTGCTGAATTGTTGTCTTGGACATTCTAGCCCCTTATGTTTAGTAACGTGTAATTATTTTCTGGTATTCTACTGTTTGGTTGTTGTTGTGAATCGATATTTCTTGCACGTGCTGTTTCTTTATCAGCCCTGTCCTCGAACATCTTCATCTTTCCAGCGTCATCTAATAAAGATACAGAAAAAGCGGATGATAGGTGAAAATTTAAACACCGAATAAAGTAGCTAGGCATTTTTGACTCACTAACATTGAACTGGTATTCAATTATGCAAGGCTCGATATTGGTAAATATCTTGTCCTCAAAAATCTCATACTCTGCGTTGTTTAATACTGATAATATTCTTAAAAAATTAGGCGGCAACTGGTAACTTTTCCCCCACTTGGCTAATGGACTGGTTACAACTGCGCCGCCTAAATCTATTTGTCTGACTGAAAACCGCCATGGGTGGTATTGTAATAAAGAGTTTTTTATGTCTGTGTAAACGCTACTTGCAAGTTTTGCTTCCGCGGTAGCATCAGAAAAACTATTAATATCATCCGCACCAACCATAATTAACGCTGTATTAACAATACTTATGTCGGTTGTCGCCATTCAATTTATCCTTATGCAGTCAAGGCCGCTACTGTTACTGTAGCCGCGCCTGTTGCAGATGTTACTTGACGCAAAGCCGTTCCGTTATTGCCGCGAACGACAATAACATCACCAAGCTGTAGCACGTTAGTAGCACCATTAAGGTATCCAGAGGCGGAAATAGCCGCGACTGTAGCATCTTCTTTATATTCCCAAAATCCACCAAGAGCGTAGTTAGCGTGTCCTGATACTTTGGATAGGTTTAATACATCGTAAGCCATTTTAATTTTTCCTTTTCAATTATTGTGTTTGACGAACAGTTACTTTTACAATCCCTTTGGGGTCGATAGCAATCGCACCAGCAGAGAACATAACGCTTGATAGGTAAGATAATTTTTCAGGGATATAGTTAGTTTCTGAACGGATATCCATGTTAAAGCCCATACCTATTGCGTCACGGTGGAAGCCGAACAAGGTTACATCGTTAGTCGCAAGTGGCAATCCAAGGCGTTGTCCGTCTGCCTCAACACGTTCGTTGATAGTAACAATATCGAAACCTAAGTAACCTTTTTTGTTACCCTGTGATGTACCATCGAAACGCATCTGACCGTAATCGGATGAGGTAAATTTCTCATCAGCCAATAGTGAGCGGTATGCGCGGTGGTTCATAATGATTGTGCGACCATCTTCAGGAACGCCAGCATCATCCAAAGCACCCATAGTTTCAATAAACTTAGCAAAGTTCATGTCTGTGTTAGAACCACCTACATTGATTCCGACTTCACCAGTATTTGTTGCGGCGGCCATAGCATCCACAAGGATTTTATCCATACGGCGACCACAACCCATTTTAAGAATGTCTGCAAGTTCTGTGATTTCATCGAAATTAATTTGCTTGTTTTTGAAGATGTCTGTGTAGTCTGAAGCATACCATTCTTGCATGATTGCTCTAACAGGTGTGTGCGTTACATTGGCAGGCACGACGTCTGTTTGCTGGGTTTTAGTGCGAGCAACCGCAGAACCCATTACAGGAAATTGGATTTCTTTAGCACCATCTATACTTTTTTCACGTACCAAACCACGTAAGCTATATCCTTCTTGATATACTTTCTTGACTTGGGTATCAAATAGCGTTGTCGCCGAGTTATTAATAAATATTGACATTGGTTTCCTCCTAAGAAACAAAAGTTAAAGTTGATTTTACAATCGACCTTATAAGTTGTTCCTCATGTGAGGGCTTAACGGTCTGCCAGTTTTTAGACGTTACTGACTACGTTAGCTTGCGTGGCTCTTGTGAGTTATTCACCTAGCTTAATGTATTATATACTTATTTTTTTGACTTTGCAATAGCGTCTGCTAATTCAGTCGCGCGAACCTTTAAATCATTGTCTGTACGGATTTTAGGGTTGTTCAATAACTCACTTAACTGACGTTGCATTGTGTCTGTGCTGTTACCTACAGATTCACCCGCCTTTGCAGGTATAGCTGTAGGATTAGTGCCAAGAATAACTTTATTTAACAGCTTGGCTTGCTTGGCCGTGAATATCATACCATTAAACACTTCCTGCTCATCTTCTGATAATTTATTCGAAGCAAAGTTTTTAAGGCTACTGATAATCTTATCACCCTCAGCTCCAAGTTCCTTCATCTCATTTTCATAAACGGGTGCATCAAGTAACCCAGCCTCAACCGCAAAACCTAAAACAGAATTAAGCTGTTCATTAGTCAAGTTAGATGTTTTAGCCATTTCTGAAAACTGTTTGTATGTTTCATCCTCTGGGTCAAGTCCGATATCCTCGGACATTTCATAACTTTCTGGAGCAACCTTGCCTTTTTCTCGTAATGTCTTTTCTAATTCGGCATATGACTTAGCCATATCATCCGCTGTTTTAAATTTTTCTGGCAACCATTCTGGGCGTTCTTCTGTTTTACCCTCTGGTTGTTGGTTTCCCTTGGCCTCGACAGCCTGATCAACGGTCACGGTATTACCTTCGCCGTCAACCAATTCACCTTGTGTTACTTCTTCTGCTGCTTCGCTCATTTGCCAATCTCTTTCCTGATTAAAGTTTCAATATACTTAACTACGTTCTGTTCGCCTATGCGGTGCTGTGTCATTAACGCCATAGCAATACCGTCAATCGTTGCGTTCGGCAACAATGATGGGTCTGCAAACCTGCGCTGTAAAACAGATAGAACATCTTTCCCATCATCACTAGAAAATAACCGCTGGAACAATAGAGCTATCTCATCATTGCTGTTGTACTTCTTGTCCACCCTGCGCCTCCTGTTGCATGGACATGTTCTGCAACATATCCATAGCTTGTTTCTTTTCTTCTTCACTGATTTTTATATCTGTAGGGATATTTAAGTGATTGCCAATAAAATTCATAATCTCATCTGGTTTCATCAAAGTCAACGCCACCTCTGGACCAAACGCACCCATAGCAAACTCGACATAGCGAATAACATTATTGATTTCATCCTGCGCCTGACCCTGTGCAAGTGGTGAAATAGCTTCAATAGATATGTTGTGACCATCAACCTTGAAATCGTTCATGTTTATAATCTGTAATCTGTCCAACTGATACAGGCACGCATTAATCAGCGGCTTAATAAACTCATACTGCAAACGACCAAACGCAGAACCGATACGTTTAGATAACTCTTGCTGTCTAATAGATATCTCTGTAGCCGTCTTAACAGGCGCGGTAATAGCACCTAATGGCTCTGTGTATAGCTGGTCATTTATACTAGACTCAAGCCTGCTTATTTCCATCTGCCCCGCTTGAAAATTCCCGCCTGAACGCAATGGTTCAATAGTAGCACCAAACGCTCCATCATTAGCCGATACAGGTATCATAACACCTGGTCCAATACGAATATTCTGGATGTTAATAACACCATCATCAACAATCGTGTACATCGGGTGAACAGTCAACTCCATAGACTGCATGTGTAATTTAATAAATTGATTTAATGTTTTAGCATCCTGTAGAGATATCACCGCAGGGCCACGACCCCATATTTCACCACTCACAACTGACCAACGCGCCACAATCCAAGGATTAACAGGCATGTTGCGCTCGACTATATAGCCATCAAATTTCTGACAACAAACATAATATCCAAAACCTTCGACCTCAACTTCTTTTCCCGGCTTAATGTCATAGGACATATATTTTTTAGGAACAGTCCCTTCTATAATCTCTATTTCTTTATCAGGGTTATCAGCAATCAGTGCTTTTAAATCATCAGGTATAGTCGCATCATCCCATGTATCTTTAATAACACCACACGCAATTTTATATTTTCTAAATACAGTATCAACCGTACCAAGCGCACCTGTTATAATATATAATTCATTCAACGGCACGCACGTAAACATCAACGGCTCTTTTGCTGTGCCTGTCACCAACATAGCACCAGTACCAATTGTTATATCTTTGTAAAACTCACTCACTGCTAAATCAAAATTACTAGCGAACACATGATCAAAAAATGTCTGTGTTATTTCCTGTAGTGACTCTTGTGCTTTTTCTTTTTCTTCTTCTGGTATGTTTCGTCCAGCCTTTAGATTCACCCACTTCTTCATGTGTGGTGTTAGCGTGGCATGCATATTATTTGAAGCTTTATCTAGCGCGATGTATGGGTGCGCCGTATAGACTTGGCGACCTTTTTTCTCACCAGAAATATTGTTGTAAAAGTTCTCACGTTGTGGACAAAATAATTCCATAGCCTCACGATAAAGAGATTCCCAATTTACCTGCTTGTTCTTTTCTGCTGTCTTGAATTTTTTAAGAAAGGTATCTTTATTCACTACATAACACCTAACTCATCGCCATCTGTACCGAGTAATGACTTACGCCCAAGCCTTTGACGCGCTCTTAAGTCTGCCTTTGCCGCCTCTGCTTCGTCCTCACGTGCCTCTGCATCCGCCGCAGTTTTCTGCGCTCTTTCAAGCTGTTGCCTCTGTAGCCTAATTAACGACTGGTCTGGTTTAGGTGGGGAAAAAAAACTTTTTACCCTTCTAACTACTTTTTTAAAGAAAAACTCTGGATGTCCTGTTTCTGGATTTATTTTATTCTTTTTATTTCCAACAATAAATTCATTTATATCTAATTCATGTTCGCTAAACCAACCATTTAATTGGTTTAAAAAATCTTCATCCGCCGCGAATGGCATAGGGATAATTATTTCACCCAATGTTAAATGACCTAAAACCGTATCTGTTTTTCTACCTTTATCATCCATTACATAACACCCATCTCATCGCCATCTGTACCAAGTAATGACTTGCGCCCAAGCTTTTGACGCGCTTTTAAGTCTGCCTTTGCCGCCTCTGCTTCGTCCTCACGTGCCTGTGCATCAAACGCCTGTTTTTTTTGTAGATCAATTAACGACTGGTCTGGTTTAGGTGGTTTTTTCAACGACATGTCCTCCGTTACGCAATAGAAATTTAAAGTAATGATACGGTGTCACAGCGTGTGATGTCAAGCCTGTAATTCTTTGCGTCAATGATACGCATGTAGGAAGTATAGTCCCCATCTTGTTTTTATACTTACCGATGTTGGCGCGGGGTAAATATACAACTGTATATCCGTCAATCTGTCCGACACCGCCCATAAAATCGTGAACATTACCCTTGTAAAAATATGTGCGTATCCCCTTAACTGTATGCTCATACGCAAGTATCCCATCCAAGAACGCCATGTAAACACCAACGTGTCTAAAACCCTCACGTGTAAACCATCGCCACGGATAACCTAATTCTGTCCCATCTGTGAATACAACATAAAACTCCATAAAGTTTGGCTCGTCTTTACCAGTCGGTTGCATAAGTGTGTACTTTATAATCCGTTCGTGTTCTGTTTTTCATAGTATTCAACTCACCTGTAGATGATATCGCATACTGTAACGCATCGTGCGGGTGTGAGTATTCATTCTTTTCTGGGTCGGGCATGTATCGCGCACTAGCACCTGAACCAATTTTCTTGTATCTGTAACCACCATTAAATCCTTTTCGTATCATAATACATTCAGGCCCAACCAACAACGCAGGCTTCCCGCCTATGTTACGTGATAGAATACTCGTCACTGCCTCAATACGGTCATTCGGTCTATACCCTTGTGACGGCGATACAATAATTCCCTCACCCCTCAAGATATCAAAGTACGTGCGCTCATCATTCTGTGATTTATACGCACCAGCAGGATCGCCATACCACCTGATATTATTGTGAGGAAAACATAAAGAAATCTCTTTCCGTAATAAAGGCGCAAACGTAACCGCACCCACGTCCTCAATACAAAATTCCCATAGCAACTGCATCTGACCCATTGCGTCCTGTTGCATAACAACCGCCGCTGGGGAACGACCTGACGCATCAATACCACCGATTAACTGACGACCCTTAATTAAATTTATAGGCTCTTTTGTGAAGTGATAGTCATCGTTATATACACCTTGATATACTGTCTTGCCCTCCTGCATATATCCATACTTACCATGGACATACACGTTGCACCATTCCTTGCTCTTACCAATCGCAATATTTTCGTAATACAACTTCGGCAGGTTTTCTATGTTCTCTGCCTCATCTGAAAGCCCTGACGGCTGATAAAATGCCTTAAAGTTTGACGGTCTGTCCTCCTCCGCCATCTTGTATATCCAGCTTGTATCATCGGGGGGGTTAGTGTCGCATAAGATACCGCACCACGTACAACCACCATCCGATACATTTGGATAACGACCAACACGACCAGTCGCCGCTTCGAATACGCGCTTGTCTATCTCTCTAAACTCGTTAAACCATATACCTGTAGCCTCTAGTGATAATAGTTTTTTCTCATCATCCTCTGTGTCCAACTGCATGAATAGTATTTCCATGTCCATCTCTGTACCGTCTGGTAATGGCGCGCGGATGTTCTGCTTGTATGGGGCTTTACCTGATATCTTAGCTTTTGGAAACGCTCGCTCGCCAAACCAATCCCGCCACGTGTTCATCGTTGTTGTTTCAAGCTGTGGGAGTGTATTACGAACGATAACCCAGCGCGTCTTACGTGTGTTATCAGGCGCAGGGGCTTGCGCTCTCGCTCTAAGAAATATTTCCCAACACATAGCAACGGATTTACCTGAACCAATTGGCCCCATGACCATGCGTATAAACGAATCGTCTTGATGGAACTCTGATAGGGTTTTACTCGCGTTATAATTTCTTAGTGGCATTTCTAACTAACCAGTGACTTTTTACGTGCTGACCTTGTACGCTTGTATGACCTGTTTTTACTGGCTGACTGCACACGCAGGTTTTCTCTGCTGTTGTTGCTAGGGTTTCCGTCCTTGTGGTCAACATCCTTGCCATCACCCTTATGAACCTTACCTTCTTTTTCAAGTATCCTGCGCGCCCTATTACGCGCGGCACGTTTCTTTTTAACGTGGGGCTGGCTGTCATACTTTCGTTCTTTCTTGTAATCCCTAGGCATCGATAACATCCCCCTCAATCTCTTTCACAGGCTGGACAGGCGCGTGCATAGTTATATTCATAACCAACGCTTCGCCTTTCTGGTTGTTATCCTTCTCAAATAATCCATGCATTTTAAATTCCATCTCGTGACACTTCAACACGCTACTAGCTACGGTCATGTTTCCATCATG